CAACAGGTATTGTGATCGGCGTCGCAACATTCCTTGTAAATTGGTATTACAAGAAAAAAGATTTTGAATTAAAAGAAAAAGAATTAAACCAACGGAGCCATCACCATGATTAAACGAACAGCGAAATATGCATGCAGTGTTGTGGCGATTGTAGGATTGGCACTCTCTTTACACGGGCATGAAATTAGAACATCAGAAAAAGGCTTGCTATTGACTGGCAATGCAGAAGGATGTCAAAGAGTGCCATATAACTGCCCTGCAGATGTATTAACATTCGGGCTAGGAACCACTGATGCAGTCGAAAAAGTCATTCCACATAAAGTCTATACAGATGAAGAAATTGCAAATGCCTTTACAAAGGGAATTAAACAAGCCGAAAAATGTGTGAATACGTATGCAAACGGTCAAGCAATGCCGCAAGGTGCATTTGATGCCTTAGTGTCAATTACCTTTAATGCAGGATGCGGGAACTTAAAAAACAGCACGCTTTTTAAAATGGCCCGGAAAGGATATAGCAAAGCCATGTGCGGTCAATTTGAACGATGGATTTATGCAAACGGCGTTCCACTGAAAGGCTTAATTGAAAGACGACAAAAGGAGAAAGCATTATGTTTGGGTTCTTAACGAAAAAAGAAAAATACATTTTATTGGTTGGCCCGCTCATGCTTGTGGCAATTATCCTATTTCAAGGGTGGCAAGCCAACCACTGGCGAGCTGAAGCAGCAAAAGAAGAACAATTAAAACAACAATGGGAAGCGTCTTACATTGCCTTAAATGAAAGCGTGAATAAATTCAATGAGCAACAAAAAGCACTCACGGAAGCCGTTAATCAATTAAAAATCTCTCAAACCAAGCAAACACAGGATTTAAAAAATGCACTTAAAAAACACCAAGATTGGGCTGACACTTTTATCCCTGATGATGTTAGCGGCGTGTTCAACCCAGCCAATACTATGTCCGCAAGTCGCTGAATGTACACCATTTGGCACCACAATTAAAACAAACGGCGATTTGGCTAATGCCTATCTACAAAGCCAACAAAAGCTAAGTGTATGCATTGTTGAAAATCAAGCATTAAAGAAATGCATTGATGAATTTAATAAACAGGAAAAACAATGACCGATCAATTTGACCGTGCGCAAGAACTCGAACAAATGACACGTGATATTGCGTTAAAAAAACACCGCACTTTTAAAGCAATCAGTGCGTTTTATTGCGAAGATTGCGACATCCCCATTCCTGAAAAACGCCGCCAATTAATTCAAGGCGTAACCCGTTGCGTGGATTGTCAGCAAAAATATGAAATGCAACAGCGGAATTTCAGAAAATGAAAAAGCCAAACCAACTGCGCAAAATCCTTGAGCAAAGTCACCAAGACTTTTTGAAAAATCCTGACCGCTTACAGCTTTATGTTGACGGCGGTCAAGTTGTTGCAACTGGCAGCACATCACTTAGTTTTGAGTATCGTTACACGCTAAACATCATCATCACCGATTTTGCCTTTGATATTGCAAGCCTAATCGTGCCGATTAATGCGTACTTACGAAAAAACCAACCTGAACTATTCGAAAATCCGCAACGGCGCGAAAACGCCTTTAAATTCCAAATGGATTACAACAATAACAACACAGTGGACGTATCGTTTGAAATCCAACTTACCGAACGCGTTGTGGCAAAACAAGTGGGCGAAAACGTGCAGATGACTTACGCCACAGAACCAACCGCACCGGAATGGGAAACATTAAACACTTTGGAAGTTTATCTTGAAAAAATAGACGATGAACATTTAATTTTTAAAGGCGGCGAATAATGGCAACGGTGGAAGAAGTCCAAACGAAACTAAGCGCACTGATTAATAATCTCTCACCGCAAGCACGCCGCCAGTTGGCCCGCAACATTGGGCAAGCTTTACGAAAAAATCAACAAGCCCGCATCGCACGTCAAGAAAACCCAGACGGCACAGCATTTGAGCCAAGAAAACCAAGAAAAGAATTTGGCAAAAAGAAAGGCAGAATTAAACGAAAAGCCATGTTTGCGAAGTTAAGAACAGCAAGATATTTCAAAATTCAAAGCAATGCCAATGAAGTGTCGGTCGGGTTTAATGGTTCAAGCGCAATGATCGCAAAAGTTCATCAATACGGCTTAATGAGCAGCCCATCAAAAACAAAAGATTTCAAAGTGCGATACGCACAGCGGGAATTGTTAGGCTTTAGCCAAAGCGATTTAGATGTGATTGAAGATTTAGTTTTAGCGCAATTATCTATGTAACCTATGTGGCTAAATATTTGTTTTGGTATTGTTTGCAGCCAAAACAATTAGCCCGAAAATAAGGGTAAACAATATAGATAAAATAACGCTATCAGTGATAAGCCAAAGAACAAAAATCAACGAGATAATAGGAACAAATGCCACTGTTGCCATACTAAAAACAGCAGAAATAGCCGCAAAAGTTAGGCTACCTGTAAAAAACAAACCTAATCCAATGAATAACGGAATGCCAATTAATGCAAGTATAAGCGACATATATTCTCCTGTTCGTTTGTTTTGTTTAATTATTAAACATAGAAAAATAATTTGTCAATAAAAATAGTGAGTTTTTATGAATAATTTACAATTATCTGTTTTGTTAAATGCCATTGATAAAATGTCAGCACCAGTTCGGAACGCCTCAAAAAGTGTTCGGGAATTGTCTGCGAAGTTGCGTGAAAACAAAAATGCACAACGACAACTAGCACAACAAAACAAACAGCATGCAGAAGCCATGAAACAATATGCTTCAACGATCAACCCGTTGAAAGCAAAATTATCATCTTTAAATAACGAACTGTCTGCGGCAAAACAAAAAGCGGCGTCTTATTCTCAATATTTAAAAAATGCCAAAAATCCAACTGAAGGATTTAAAAAAGAAGTTGAAAAAGCCAGAAGTGCAGTAAAAAAACTCAAACAAGAACAAGTTACTGCGTCAAATAAATTACAACAGGCAAAACTAGCCTTATCGCAAGCTGGTATTTCAGCTGAAAAATTAGCTCAAAATCAGCGAAACTTACAAAGAAATACGAAAGCGGCAACAGATCAAATCAAACACCAAGAAGAAGCGTTGAAAAAACTGAACGCCAAACAAGCTGCCTATAATCGCTATCGTGGACAAGTTGAAAAATTAAAAGATATTAGCGGGAAAGCTCAAATTATTGGTGCGCAATCCATGGCGGCAGGTGCGACAATTACTGCGCCTATTGCCGCAGTGACAAAAGATTTTATGAGTTTTGAAGATGCCATGATCGGTGTCGCTCGTCAGGTCGATGGATTAAAAGATAAATCAGGGAACTTTACGCAAGAATTTGACCAATGGAAAATCAAAATTCATGACCTATCAAAAGAATTGCCGCTCACGACAGTGCAAATTGCCAACATGATTGAAAGTGCGGCAAGAATGAACATAGCAAAAGATGAACTTGAAGATTTTGTAAGATTGAATACACAAATGGCAATCGCATTTGATGCCCAAAATCCTGATGAATTGGTTGAGTCATTTGGAAAAGTGAGCAAAAACTTCAACCTAACGCAAAAACAAACAAAAGAGCTTGCTGACACAATCAACTACTTAGATGATAACGCCATATCTAAAGGGACAGGTATCATCGGCTATATGAACCGTGTTGCAGGTATCGCTGCCATAGCTAAAATTACCGATAAAAATATGGCGGCCTTGGGCTCTACCTTGCAGACATTAGGGGCGGAAGAAGAAGATAGTGCCACCGCTGTTACAACTATTTTTACTCGATTAGGTGTGGCCGGAAATCACGAAGAAGTTGATGGTGCATTGAAAAAACTCAAATTAAATCCACAAAAAATAGCAAAAGGAATGGCAAAAGATGCACAAAGCACATTAATGCTTATCGTCAATAAAATTAAGGGATTGGACGATGATGCAAAAAGCGATGTAATGAAAGGTCTTGTCAGCATCCCACATATTAAAACCATCTCAAAACTTGTGGCAAATACTGAAGAATGGCGCAGACAAATTGAACTGGCAAATAGCGAAGCAGCGAAAGGATCAATGGGGCGTGAATTTGACACAAGAATGAAAGCTTTGTCTGCATCAACTCAAATTTTCACAAATCGCTTATTTAACTTGAAAACGGCAATTGGCGGCACACTCGCTCCAACCTTACACAACATCTTAGATAAGTTGGGCGGTGTAGTTGATAAATTTAAGGCTTGGATTGAAACAAACCCAGAACTTGCTAGAAAAATTTTACTTGTCGCATCAGCATTAGGGACAACACTTACTGCATTTGGTGCACTAAGTCTTGCATTAAGCTTTGTTTTATATCCTATGGCACGAGTTGCACTTGGATTCGGGAAACTCACCGGGCTAAATACGCTGCTTGCAAAAAGCTTTAATTACACGACAAAAGCAGCAATCGCATCTAATAAAAATTTACTCTCATTCCGTGGGTGGTCAAATATTTTTTCATCAGCACAAACAAACCTAACAGGCCTTCTAGGGAAAATCACTAAACTAAATACACTAAAAATATTATTAGGTGCATTGAAAGCATGGACAATGCCTGTGAGAATGATTTTTATCGGTTTAAGCTCGTCTATCTCATTTTTACTCTCCCCTATTGGTGTAGTGGTTGCCGCAGTAGTTGGCGCAGGAATTTATATTTATAAAAACTGGGAAAAAGTAAAATCTTTCTTCGGCGGGTTCTTAAATGGGTTGCAATCAGGATTACAGCCAGTCATCGACAAATTCAAACCGTTTGTTGGTTGGATTGAAAGTGTATTTAACTGGTTTACAAATCTTCTTTCGCCAATCCAAAGCACAAAAGAAGATTTAGATGCCGCCGCAAGCGCAGGCAAACAATTTGGTGAATGGGTCGCTTTTGGCATTGATTTAGCATTAAAACCACTCCAACTATTAATTGATGGCGTGAAGTGGTTGATTGATAATCTACCTAAAATCAACGAGCAAAATCAAAAAGCAAAAGCATTAAAAGAAGAAACCATGAAAGCCGCGTTTGGAAATGGCGTGCTTGGTCAAACCATGGCAGCAATGGCAGATATTCCAGAATACGCAACAGGTGGTTACACCGGAAATGGCGGCAAATATCAACCGATGGGCATTGTTCACGGGGGCGAATATGTCATGACCAAAGAAGCCACAAACCGTCTAGGCATCGCCACGCTGAACGCCTTAAACTACGGGAAACAAGCCTTAATTGCGGGCGGTTTAGGTATCGGACTTGCCACAGCCGCACCAATTCAGGTGGATAACAGACCGCCAATTTCTGCACGTCCAAGCATCAGCCAAACCATGCAACCAATGGCGGTCAATATCACCATTAATGCACAAGCAGGGCAAAATGAACGACAAATCGCCCAACTTGTTGCCGCCGAGCTTGAACGCATCAACCGACAACAACAAGCAAGGGCAAGAAGTCGAATGACAGATCGAGCATAAAAAATAAAAGGGCGAAAGCCCTTTTTTGTTGCACATTGTAGAAAATAGTTTTATATTTCTTTAAAAAGTTGTAAACTTCGCAAACTTTTATTCTTTGGTGACTTATGACGAATCTATCATTAAACCCTATTTTTGAAGGCTTAGAACCTATTTTTAAGCAATTAAAAACAGCGGCGATTTCTGCATGTCTTGTGGTCCCTGCTGCATTAAACATTCAAGTAAAATCAGTAGAAACAGTGCAGATTGTTAGCGTTCAGAAACTAGTATTAAGCCCTCAAGAGAAGCAAGCATTTTATGAATTTGCAAGTAATGCAATAAATCTTGTGCAAGTTACTTCAGCATTGACGGACTTTGCTATTTCGCTAGCTCCGCAAGCTTTTAATGTGATTTCTACAAATGATATCCAATCTCTAGAAGAAAAAATGAATGAGTATGATCATCTAATTACAAATATTATTTCAGAAATGAATCAATTTGATTTGAACCATCCTACACTTGTTTCAGAATTAAATAATTTAAGTAATAAAATGCATATGTTTTGTAATATTGTGAAATCAGAAAAATACAAAAAAGAATCAGATGAAGTGGTTTTATCACGCATTTATCGTACACCTGAAGATGCCGGATACACCTACAAATCATCAGATTCTTTTGATGATTTCAAAAAAGCAGTGATGATGTAGGATAACCAATGAAGGTTGAGTTATCGAAACAATTTCAAGAAGGGCGTTTAAACACGCCCTTTTTTAAAGATATTCAAGCCATGTCAGATGACGAATTGCAGCTTATCTTTGATTTTATGCAATCCATTGAACAAGGGAAACGATTAAGCGGTAAAAATAAACCATCTTGGCTTGATGATAATCTCAATGACATTCCAAATACAGAAGTTTATAAACAAAACGAAATATGGCATTATCACTGTGGCCCTTACAATAAAGGATCTAGATATAGCCCTATGAGTGGGCTCAAAATGAATTTGAACGGTGAAACATCAGGGCCTGTAATTCATTATCAAAAAATATCAGATGAACATATTGTGATTATCGCTTTTTCCCCACAACACGAACCATTCCCACGCGAATGGGACACACCCAACCCAATCATTGATCGAACAGAATAAGCAAGTCGCCTGGCTTGCTTTTTTGTTACCAAGTTTTTCACACTCCCCCACACTCGCAAAATTAAACAAACTCACCAAAAATAGGGGCAATTATTACAAGTAGAAATCCGCCCATGTCAGCCGATAAGGTAAAGTGCGGTGAAATATTAACGGATTTTATACCATTCATCGCAATGCGATCAGGCACGACAAAAACATGGTCGCCGCCAACACAAGGCGAACAATGTGTCATCTTGGCGGCAAGCGGTGAACTGACAACAGCGTGCATCATCACAGGGCTTTACACACAAAACAGCCCAAGCCATTCAGCCGATGAACACGTGATCGAATTTGCCGATGGCGCAAAAATCACCTACAACCAAGCAAACAGCGATTTGGTTGTGACAGGAATAAAAACAGCCAACATCAAAGCCGCGAATCAAATCAATATTGACTGCCCCACTGTCAACATTAAAGGCAATGTGAATATTGACGGGAATTTATCTACAACCGGCAAAACAACGAGCAAAGGCGCAATTAGCACACAAAGCAACGTTTCAGCAAGTGGCGACATCAAAGGTGGCGAAATTAGCTTACGAAATCACGTTCACGTTGCACAAGGTGAAAAAGCACGAACAAGCAAGGCAACTGCATAATGAATAGATTTACAGGCGAGAAAATCACAAGCGAAACGGAACACATCAAACAGTCAATCGCAGACATTTTATTAACGCCAATCGGGTCACGTTTACAACGCCGAGATTATGGCAGTCGTATTCCGGAACTGATTGACAGACCAATGAACCACGCTTTATTGCTCCAACTTGCCGCAAGTGCGGTGATGGCATTGCACAAATGGGAACCACGCGTGACGATTAGCCAATTTAAACCACAACTTACAGAAAACGGCATCACTTGCTCAATCGTGGTTTAGAAGATCTTGATTTTGAAACGTTGCTTGCGGAAAGAAAACAAGAATTCACCAATCTATTTGACGAATCAGAACGTCCATTTTGGCAATCTAGATTGAGCCTAGAAAGCGAACCAATTACAAAACTCTTGCAAGAAGTCGTGTATTTGCAACTACTTGAACGCACACGCATTAATCAAGCTGCACAGGCAACAATGCTTGCTTATGCCACAGGTAGTGATTTAGATGTTATCGCCGCAAATTACAATGTAAAACGATTGCTTATTCAAGCAGAAGATAACTCGACGACACCACCAAAGCCCGCAATCTATGAAGATGATGCGGAATTACGTTTAAGAACACAGCTTGCCTTTGAAGGAATGTCAGTGGCAGGACCAAGAAGCGCTTATGTGTTTCACGCCAAATCCGCTCACGCCGATGTGGCGGACGTGTCGGTCGTCTCGCCAGAACCAGCCAATGTTACCGTCACTATTTTAAGTCGAACAGGGCAAGGCGTCGCAAGTGAAACCGTACTAAAAGCCGTCCGCGAAAGATTGAACGATGAAAACATCCGACCAATCGGGGATCGTGTAACCGTGCAAAGTGCAACAATCCAAACATACGAAATCAGAGCAAAATTGCATTTATATCGTGGGCCTGAATATGAAGCGATAAAAGCCGAAGCAATGAAAAAACTCACTGCATACGCCGTAGAAAAGCGCAGACTAGGGCGAGACATTAGCTTGTCGGGAATTTATGCAGCACTACACCTTGAAGGCGTTCAGCGGGTGGAATTACTTGCCCCCACAGCCGATATTGTTTTGCCTAGCTCAAAATCAGGCTATTGCACAAATATCAATATTGAGATTGTAACAACAGATGATAACTAGCCATTTACTGCCAATAGGCTCTACAAAGTTAGAGAAGCGAGCGGCGGAAATATTAAAAAGCGCGGTAGAAAATCCAGTCATTATTGCTGATCTCATCAATCCTGACAAATGCCCAGCAGAATTGCTCGCCTATCTTGCATGGGCGTTGTCGGTTGATAAATGGGATGAGGACTGGAGCGAAGAAGTTAAACGCATTGCGATTAAACAATCGTTTTTTATCCACAAGCACAAAGGCACGATTGCCGCCGTGAAACGAGTGGTCGAACCAATAGGCTATCTTGTTGAGTTAAAAGAATGGTTTAACCAAAAACCACAAGCCAAAGCAGGCACATTTAGCCTTACCGTGGAAGTGACGGAAACAGGATTGAGCGAGCAAACTTACAACGAATTAGTACGATTGATAAATGATGTAAAACCTGTTTCTAGACATTTATCGCAGCTTGCAATAGCAATTTCACCAACAGGCACAATGAATGCATTTGTTGGGCAACAAACAGGCGAAATCGTCAGCATTTACCCTATTTAAGGATCTATATGACAACAAAATATTTCACAGTATTAACCAACTACGGCACACAAGCTTTTGCAAGAGCCTTAGCAACTAATCAGCCGCTTAGATTATCAAGCTTTGCAGTGGGAGATGGTAACGGACAAGCCGTTACACCAACGGCAGACCGCACAGCGTTGGTGAAAGAGACACACCGAGCCAATGTCAGTGCCGTATCACTAGATCCACGAAACAACAAGCAAATCATCATTGAATTGACCATCCCAGAAGATGTGGGCGGGTTTTATATCCGAGAAATGGGCGTTTTCGATAGCACAAACAAATTAGTAGCTTATGCCAATGCGCCTGAAAGTTTTAAGCCAACACTCGAAAGTGGAAGCGGCAAAGTGCAAGTGTTGCGGATGATTTTAAAAGTCAGCAATTCACAAGCCGTCACTTTAAGTATTGATAATTCCGTGATTTTTGTCACACGTCAGCAACTTAACCCGAAAAAAATCACATCATCGCGGACACACACACGAAATAGAAAAAGCCGACACAACAAAAGCGGGGATTGTACAGCTATCAAGCGACAATAACAGCGATGATGAAAGTAAAGCGGCAACACCAAAAGCAATTAAAAATATAAAAGGGCTAATTGATGCTGTTGTGCGAAATCTTACTAATTACATCCCAAACAGTAAAAAATCTAATGCTATAAATAGCAATAGCGGAGATACGGTCGCAACATCTGCAGCAGTCAAATCCGCGTTTGACAGAGCAGTAACCGCCGATAACAATAATTTATTCCAAAAAATCTATGTATCAAGCGATACACTTGATTTAGATTTAACTAATAGACAGCAAGTCATCAATTTGTTTGGTGATAAATACCGACAAGATGGCTATTTAACGTTTGCCAATCACAACAACATAAACAGCAAAATTACAGGTTTACCACTTGAAGTCAGATCCCCGATTGTAATGACGTTCTACATGATGAAGGGCTATAGTATTTTCTATTGCCATTACGTCACGCTTAATCGAAAGTTCTTTTCTGTTGCAAATCTTAATAATGTGACATACAAACTAAACTGGGTTGAAGATATTACTAACACTGGCGAACAAACCATCAATCATCAACTAAACATTAAAACAAACGGGTGGGGGAAATTATTTTTTCCGATTGAAAACGGGGGGACGTGGCGGCTTGAAGCCAATCCAGAAAGTGAGAAAGA